GCCTAGAATAATCAACCGGCGACATCGCTTACTTCTTTTGAAGGGCGATGTTGGTATTATTCGGCTTTGGCTGTCTCTCTTCTCTTTATATAGAGTATTAGAGTTTAAAGGATCGCTGAAGCTGAAGACGATTACTGAACCTGGAAAGAATATTTCCATGTTCATGCCTCGTTGGGAATTCTGGGTCCCTATCTTTTACGAGAAGATTCGGTTGATTACCGATGATCCGTTTAAGATGGATCTATCTAAAGATCTCTGGCCGGGTTTTATACCATTTATACGGAAGGCCTCACCGAATTCGGGAGGCCTCTCGGCAGTAATGTCGATTCCGTGGGATGTGGCCTTATTTGGGTCACATCCTGGTATGCAACAAATCCTGCTGGATTGGTTGAAGACCGTAGATGGTTTAGAATTGATCTGGGGATTAAAGGCTTTGTGGAAACTCATTGGAACCAAGGCGAAGTTCGCCATGGACGAGTTCACTGAACATGAATTCGGATCTAGTGAGTGGAATGCAAAGTGGAGATCAGCCCGTTATCTGAATAGACATTCAGATGCGGGTCCTTTACTCCCCGGGGAGGAACCAGATGTTTCGCCTCTTTACTACTCGATGAAACAGGATCTGCCGACGGCAGATATGAGTCCTGAGATCCAGAGAGCAACCCTGCTCTCTTGGTATATCAAGTACTATTGGGGGAAACCTCTGTGGTTCGGCCGGCTAGGGTTCAAAGAAGAACCAGGTAAAATACGCGTATTTGCCATGGTGAATATTCTCACTCAGACACTTATGGCTCCGTTGCATAAGTGGATATTTCTGAGGCTACGTAAGATCCCGACCGATGGAACTTTTAATCAAGTCGCTCCGGTGGAGCGTTTGATTAAGAGATTTCAGGAGAAAGGCGCTTGGGTGGCCTCTTATGATTTGTCGGCTGCAACTGATCGTCTTCCACTTGCGTTGCAAGTGAGACTGTTGGTGCCGATATTGGGTGAGAAAATGGCAGCGAATTGGGCGAACCTCTTGGTTTCTCAACCATATGGTTTACCTAAAGTGGCTAAAAGCTACAATTTAGGGTTCGACAGCGTAGTCTACGCTGTAGGACAACCAATGGGAGCGTTATCGAGTTGGGCGTTACTAGCGCTGACCCATCATGCGTTAGTGCAGATGGCGGCTTTTGAGGTTCACAAACTATCAGGTTGGTTCCTGAATTACGCGATACTCGGTGACGATGTGGTCATTGCTGACCGCGCCGTAGCACGGGAATACCTCGCTATAATGTCTGAGATAGGCGTAGACATAAGCTTAGCAAAAAGCTTAGTCTCGAATACCTCTTCTTTAGAGTTTGCGAAGCGAACTTGGGTAGCGGGGCGGGATGTTTCGCCAGTATCACTAGCAGAGATGCTAGTGGCCTTACGCTCCTTAGGAGCGTTGGGCGAACTGGTCAACAAGAATATGAAGTTTGGAGTGATCCAGATTTCTTCCGTAGCACGTTTCTGTGGTTTCGGATTCCGAAACTTGGCACGGTTGCCAATCGTGTTAGGTGTAGGAAATCGTCTATCAGGTCTCGTCGCATATCTTTGCCGTCCGGGCGGCGTGTGGCCGATGCCTCTTGAGGCGTGGCTACTCTCTGTTGCACCGGGTGCGCAAGAGGGTGCTGTGGTCGATCCAAATCGTTGGACGATCGCAGCGAGCTTATGGAGAAGAACCCTTAGTGGGCTTCTTCAATCCGTTGTTAAGTTCGAGCGACTCTTGTTCCTTCTAAGTACGGCGCTTTTTACCGATCTAACTGTCTGGCGCAAGCCGAGACAGGGAGAGGAGTACGATCCGTCGACCGCTAGAGGAAAGGGAGCAGAGCTAAAGATTGAAAGATCTTTCTTTGCTCCTTCAGTTAAGGAATTTTTCGGGATGGACCGAGATTCGGTCGTCTGGAACGATTTCTTTACTGAGTGGGTAGCAAGACCTTATACAAATGGGTTGCGGAAAACTCATGAAGCTATCGACGATCGCCTGAGAGTTTACGAACCAGGAATTTTACCTGCTTGGAATACGTTATATGACATATTCACGGAAATCGGCGCCTGTGAGGATGGAGTTAACCTCCTTCCGACCAAGGTTGGGTATACTCAACGTAATGACGATGAGATTACCCCGTCTGCGAAGCTAATCACTTTGTGGCGACGACTACGAGTTATAGCTCATCGAGAGCGTATTTCGAGTGTCAGCGTAAGAGAGGGTTATGTTGACGCGCCGCAGGCGCGGAGACGTCGACGTGGAGGCTAGTCAGGCTGAAGCGTTAGGGAGCACCCAAAGTTATCTTAGAGCTTAGGCTGAGCCTAATTCTCGAAGACAAAAATGTAGTGCGTTACTAAGCGCAATCAGGCCAGATAAC